TTCGGTGATAACAATTACGCGACACTTTTAGGCCCTTCGACAGGTCTCAACCGTCAGGTCGGAACTTTGACCGTAAATGTATATTCACCGATCGGAGTTGGCCCTGGCGCAAACCTAGTCATTGCAGAGCGTCTGAAGGATTTATTCGATAGACAAACAGTTAATGGCATAATTTTCAATCCTGCATCAGGTCCACGCCAAGTTTTGCCAGCCTCACCAGAGGGTTATTTCCAGACTCAAACTACCATCACGTTTGAAGCCTACGTAGAATAAAGCGAAGCCACTACCGTTCAAACATCATGGCTACTGTTCTGTCCGGTACGTCCGGCGCTCTTTATTACAAACCTGCTGGCACTGACGCTGATCAGCTCGCAGCATCTGCCTTTCCTTCTTCTGGCAGTGACATCACTGTTGGAACTTATCTGGGTTTTCAGGTTGATGATCCTGTCACTTTGACTTACCCTGCTGCAGCCACTACCACTGGTGCAATTGCCGCTGGTGATTATTTTGTGTTGACCTATAACGCCAGCACTGGTGTTATGACTGTCAGCTCTACGGTTGGCGGCTCTGCTGAAACTGCAAGTGCTGCACCTACCGGCTTTGGAGGTGCTTTTGCAAGCATTAGCTATACAAACTTTGAAGCTGTCGGAGATGTCCGCGAATGGTCGTTTGAGATTACTCGCGACGAAATTGACGTGACCACGATCGGTCAAACCTTGGGTCAGTATGCACCGTTTAAGACCTACATCACTGGCTTCGCTGATGGTGAAGGTTCGGCAACGATCTACACCACCGATGATGATACTTCGATTGCCTCTCGTTTGGTCGAGGATGTGATCCAGCGTCAGCAAAACGGCGTACAGTTCAAGCTGTATATTGATCGCGTGTTGTCTTCTGGTTCGGTCGATAACACCACCAGCCGCAGCATTGAAATGGAGGCTGTGCTGACTTCAGCCAGCTTTACCGTCAATCCTGACGATGCGCAGCAAATTGAAGTTGCGTTCCGTCCTTCTGCGGTTCCTACCTTCGACTTCAGCAAGTCCTGACCATCAAATTAAACAATCAACCCCTGGCCTTGTGCTGGGGGTTTTTTGTGCGTATTATTCATTTAGTTATTGGTTTTTTCATGCCAGCTGCATCCGCAAGTCTTCGCGCTTTGGATCGTCTCAAAAAGGCAGCAAACCTTGTGCCAATTAAGCGCATTGTGACGCTGAGCAACGGTGATGAATTTGAATTTTGGAGCACTCCGCTAACGATGGCGGAACGTGAAAAAGCGCAAAAACAGGCGAACAGCGATGATGCTACGCAATTTGCATTGCAGTTGCTTGTTGCTAAAGCACAAGACGAAAACGGTCAGCGTTTATTTGCTCAAGGTCAGATTGCTGAGCTGAAGAATGATGTACGAGATGAAGACTTGCAAGCCTTGATGGTTGCATTGATTACAGGCGAAGGCAATGTTACGGAGGAAGAAGCAAAAAACTAACTAAATGCGTCAAGAATGATTATCCGCTAAGGATGATGATGCGTGTAGCTCGTGACCTGGGCTACACGTTGTCTGAATTGACGCAGCGCATGTCACGCGAAGAGATGCAGCTTTGGGTTTTACTGTATGAAGTAGAAGCAAAAGAGCAACAAGACGCGATGAGGAAAGCTAAGCGCCGGTAGAATTGAAGCACGATTAGGTCGATGCTCGTGGCTGTTGTTGCTGCTGTTCAGGTAAGAGTTGATGCTAAGAATGCACAGCAGCAGCTTCAGAGACTCAGTCAAACATCGAGCAAGCTGAACGGTGGATTCAAAACTGCCTCTACAGGCGCCCAAGGGTTAGGAGCCGCAATTAAAGGCGCATTGGCGCCAATCATTGCAGTTTCTACTGCGGTTGCTGGACTAAAAAAAAGTTTAGATACAGCGTTTGCCCGTGGTGTGGCCGAAAAAAGGCTGCAAAATCTAACAGGATCTGCGCAAGAATACGAAACGGCGCTAGCGCTTGCGGCGCAATCATCCGAGAAATTTGGCATTTCTCAGACTCAAGCTACACAATCATTGGCGGATGTTTTTTCGCGATTGAAAGGCGTTGGTTTCGGCTTGAAAGAAACGTCTCAAATTTATGACGGTTTTAACGTTATTGCCAAAGAGTCAGGTTTAGCAGGTGATGCTGCTGCAAGTGCATTTTTCCAGCTAAGCCAAGCGCTTGGTAAGGGCACGCTTAATGGCGATGAATTTGTGACTGTGTCTGAGCAGATGCCTCAACTGCTGGACAAGATCGCACAGACAACAGGCCGCAGCCGTGGCGAATTAAAGGAAATGGCGGCTGATGGAGAGATCACTAGCAAAGTTCTTTATGACGCATTATCCGGTGCCGCTGATGCGTCTGGCGACTTAAATAAAAAGCTTACTGACTCACAAAAAGCCTTTAATAGTTTGACAAAAATTTCGGATGAATTATTTAATACGCTTGGCAAAGTGTTCGCACCAGTTGTGATTAAAGGTGCTGAAGCACTTGCCTGGGCCGGTCAAAAAATTGCTGATTGGTGGGATTATTTGGCAAATCGTGTTCTCCCTAAAGCCTTAAAAATCTTAGAGCCTTTAATCCAAGAGATGCAATCAATATGGGACTCTATTCCTTGGAATGATCTACTTACAGTTATACAGAACATTTACTTGCTGGGTATTCAAACGATACTCGAAGGCTTGAAAATACTTGTGCCGATTCTGGTGTCAATCGTCCAAAAAGTCAAAGAAATTGCAGATAGTCCTGCCTTTAAATTTGTTGCAGAACAGGTAGGAAATGTTTTTAACGCTCTTGGTTTGACGAATAATCGCGTAGGCGAATTTAATAATCAACAGAAAGAAGGCGTTAAACAAGCCGCAAGTCTTAGGGACAAGTTTAGTAGCTTGCCTGAAGATGCAAGCAAAGCAACTGAAAAGCTAAAGCAATTTGTTGAATCAGCAAAGCAAGGTGTTGAAGCTCTTGAGGCGCAAAAGCGTAATGTCCAAGATCAAGAAGAAGCCTATAAAAGCTCAATGAGTGTTGTCGACGCCCGTTTAAATGCAGAGAGCCAAATCAATAGTTTGCAGAATCAGCAGCTTGAGCGTGCTTACGAACTAGCAGGCTCTTCGCAGCAACGCCTAGAAATTGCCAAGCAAATTTATCAAAACGAGATTGAAGGTGCCAAGCTTGCTTATCAGACAACGCTAAATCAAATTGAAGCTGAGCGAAACGCGCTTGAATTTAAGCGTCAAGGCGCGGTGATTGATGGGCAAATCCTTAAGGCTCGCGGAGAGATTTTAATAGCAGAAAAACAAAGCGTGGAAGCAAAGAAAGCTGCACAGGCAGAGGTGCAAAAAGCTTTAAATTCGCAAATGCAAGCTGTTCGCTTAATTGACAATCAAATTAAATCTCAGGCTGAGGTTGCTGTTTATCAAAAGCAAGCCGCAGAGGCGCAATTCAAATCGGCGGAGCTAACTGCAAGACAAAACCTTGAGCAAAAGCTTGTAAGTGAAGAGATTGGATTAACCCAATCGCAAGCTGTTAATTTATCAAACAAGTTGTCTGAGGGCGTGACAAATAGTCAAAATTTAAGCACCGGAATGGGGCAAGTAAAGAATAATACCGAGCAAACAGGAACAATGATGATTCGTGTTGCTACCGAAGCTGATCGAGCTGCAACGAGTATTGCAAGGGCGGCTGCTGCGCAACGAAGTTTAAATGCAGCAAAAGCTCAAGGCGGTGGAGGTGGCGGCGCTCAAGGCGCTGCAAATGGTGCTTATTGGCCTGGTGGCTTCCAAGCTTTTGCCAAAGGCGGAATGGTTACAGGCCCGACGCTAGGCCTGATCGGTGAAGGTGGTGAACCTGAATACATCATCCCTCAAAGTAAAGCCGCAGGCTTCGCTGCAAATTATTTGAGCGGTCAACGTGGAGCGGGTGCCATTCCTGCTTTTGCTGATGGTGGCTACGTGGCACCATCAAGCGCCAGCGTTAACATCCAAACGGGTCCGGTAACTCAAATGAATGGCACAAATTACGTGACCACTCAAGATTTATCACGTGCGGTGCAAGCCGGTGTCAATCAAACATTAGATTTAATCCGGCGTGACAGTAGCATTCGCACCAGTCTCGGGATGGTTTGATGGCAAATTACGATATTCTCTGTTTCCTTGAGTATTACGCCGACCGCACCAGCGTTTTGGATGGTTCAGGCAATCGTGCACCTTCAAACCAATGGCAAAATTTCTATCAAGATCCGCAGAGCCTTAGCGTTGATTCTGAAGCTACGGGAACATATTCTTATTTAGCTTTTGATGTTGATGGCTTTGGGTCTAGCGAAGGCGGCGAGATCGATGATCTATCAATTTCTATTGCAGCAACTGGCCAAATCATTGACATTACCGACGTAGCAATGTCGGCTGATAATTTGATCATCGCGTCTTTGTACGTGCAGGACGTTGGAGCAAATAGTTTCGACGCTTCAAGTGCTCAATTGATCAGCCGTTACTATGGCGCAATTTCTGGCGCGTCTGTTAGCGATGAATCCGTAAGCTGGACTGTGAACCCAGCGATCAATAAAATCAAGGCACAGGTGCCTTTCCGAGTAATCGACACTGACTTGATTGGGAGATTCGACGTTCCATGACCATTTCTGCAGGTTTTCCTCGTTCTAAAAAAATCGGCGCGACTCCGCAAGGCAAAACTGGTGCGCGGCAATCAAAAGCAAATCAAGACCGTGCGCCGGAGAATAGTAAGGCGCCGTCTGGGAATTTAGACAAAAATCAAAGGATTGGCCAAGCTGGTGAAACGGTGCCAATTGTTTTTGCAAAGCGTGTGAACGATAAAGGCGGGGTTTGGGTTGCGCCGCCTTTGTTGAAAACTGGTTCAAGAGATTTTGTACCTAGCCTTTTGTTTTCAATTAGTCAAGGCAAAATTGCCAGCACACCAGACCCAATTAATTTATGGTCAGGTTTGAACAATCAAAAACTAAGAATTGATTCTTCGATGACGTTGAGCCATGTCTACAAAACCAATGCTGAGTTAATCGCCACTCCGGTATGTCCTATTGGCGGAGATGGCTTGTATTGCGGGGTTGATAGTTTTTCTTATTTGGAGCCTGTAGTGCTAGGTGAGTCAGCAGGCCAAAAAACAAGAGTGCGTCTGCCAGCGCGTCGAGATTTCTACTTTGGGGTTAGAACAATTACAAGAGGCACGGGAGACACCGATAATTCGGTTTTTTATGCTATTTCAAAGTATTTCGACAACAGCACTGGCAACGATGTGACTTCAGCGTATGAAGCCGCTTTAGGTTTAACTCCTGGTACGCTATATGTCTACAATCTTGATTTATCAAGCCCACCGCAACCGGTGCAAGTTGATGGGATAGTAGATCTTATCGGAAGCCTAGGATATGTTGCCCCAACTACAGTTTTTAGCGCTATTGGTGATGGGTCAGGTGATTTTACTCAAGAAATAGAAACTAAGTCTATTCAGTTTCAATATGATCTAAATAATCCAGCGGATGTACCATACGCCCTAACAGGCGTTCAGCGTGAAATTGTTGCAAGCATTTACGCCAACCCAGACACCTCTACAATTACTGATTTCACAAATTATGCAGACATTACGTTTTTGAAAGTTATTGGCAATTTGTTTGGTGAGCCTGAATCTGGATCAATGCCACCCGACGCCAAACAAGCCTATATCTTCTACGAAGAAGGGATAGAGGTTAATTTATATAGCGCTGGGCTTTCTGGCGGCAGCTATACCGTCGGCGCTAGCAACCAAT